AGAAGACGACCATTTTTCCAGAGTTCAAGTTCCCTTTACGTGCGTCCCAGCAAGAAGTCTACGATGATTTAGATGACAATGCTATTCTTAACGCAACGGTATCCTACGGAAAGACATTTACTGCTCTAGCAGTAGCTGGTAAACTAGCCCAGAAAACATTAGTGGTGTGTCACACCATACCACTAATGAATCAATGGGTTAAAGAAACTGAGAAAGTATACGGATTCACTCCTGGAATTATTGGTTCTGGTAAATACAATGACAGTATGCCTATAACAATAGGTAGCGTTCAAAGTCTATACAATAATATACCTAAGATAAGTAGAGAATTTGGTACAGTCATTATGGACGAGTTCCACCACGTTTCCAGTAATACATTTTCTCAAGTGATTGATAAGAACTACGCTAGATACAAGATAGGACTCAGCGGTACTATATTCCGTAAGGATGGTAAACATGTAGTATTCAGAGATTACTTTGGGAAGAAGGTTTATCAACCACCAGCTGAGAATGCCATGACTCCTGAGGTGCACCTTATCTACACAGATATACCTTTTCCAGATGGAGCAGCTACCCCCTGGGCTGTGCGAGTAAACAAGCTAGTAAATAACGATAAATATCGACACCTAGTAGCTATGCTGTCAGCTAAGTATGCTGCTCAAGGACACAATGTTCTTATGGTATCCGATAGAGTTGCTTTTATCGAATCAGTAGTAAATCTAATAGGCTCAAAAGCAGTATCTGTTACTGGAACTACTAAAAACGAAGATAGGGACGCTCTCATACAATCTATAGGCAAAACACATAATGTATTGGGTGGAACACAGTCTATCTTCTCAGAAGGCATGTCACACTCGCCGCTAAGCTGCCTAGTATTGGGTACGCCCGTTAATAACGAGCCACTTCTCACACAGCTTATAGGGCGGGTAGTACGTCTACAGGAAAATAAACTACAACCCGTAATAGTAGATATTCAACTAACTGGAAACACGGCATCCCGCCAAGCACTAGCTCGTTTAGGGCATTATATTAGACAAGGATATAGGATTAAAAAGATATGGGTTTGATTGACGAACTGAATGAACGCGCCAAGGATGAGATCACTATTGTTACTGGAATTGACGCATTAATTGATACATGTTACAATGCTTCGTACGAGGCAGGTTGGTGGCATGATCTAAACACTGGTGAGAAGTTACAGCGTAATAAAGGCGAGATGCTAATGCTTATGGTCAGTGAAATTGCCGAGGGCATGGAAGCCGTTAGAAAGAATCTAATGGACGACAAGCTACCTGATCGCCCAGGAATTGAAGTTGAGCTTGCTGACTGTGTTATTAGGATTGCTGACTATTGTGGCGGTTTTGACCTTGACCTTGGTGGTGCCATTGTAGAAAAGCTAGAGTACAATAGGAATAGAGCGGACCACAAGATTGAGAATAGACAGAAAGACGGAGGTAAATCGTTTTGAGTAGCGCAAGATTAATAGGTATTACACATCCAACAGCTGAAACAGAGTGTAAAACAGTAAATGATTTAGTAGCTTATATTGCTAGAGTTAGTAACCCTAACAATCAAAATAATACTAAAACTTCTGCTAAACTACTGAAAAGCCTTATGCGGGACTCGCACTGGAGCCCACTAGAAATGGTAAATCTAGTTATAGAAATTAAGACAACCAGGGATATTGCTAGACAGATTCTTAGACATAAGTCAGCCACTGGGTTTCAGGAATTTAGTCAAAGATACGCGGTAGTAGATGCTCAATTTGTATTCAGAGAAGCTAGACTGCAAGATAATAAGAATAGGCAAAATAGTCTAGAATGCGATGATCCTGCACTACACCTTGGATGGCTTCAAGTGCAGGCGGCTGTAGCTAATGTAGCTAAAAATGCATACACTTGGGCCTTAGGGAATGGTATTGCTAAAGAGCAGGCTAGAGCAGTTATGCCTGAGGGTATGACTGAGAGTGTTCTTTACATGAATGCAAGCTTACGTACTTGGGTACACTATTGCATGCTTCGTATGTCTAATGGAACTCAGAAAGAGCATATGGAAATTGCTAGGGACTGTTGGGCTATTGTTAAGCAGAATTTCCCAGACATATCCGAAGCAGCCGAAGAACTTGAAAATCAAAAAATTGAAGAAAAAAATGTTCTTCTGTTACTTAAATCAAAATATCCCGAAATTTATCAAGACCTTTTAAAAAATGGTTCTTGACTTTTATATGAAAGTTTGGTAGAATGACTATTCTATACGATTGGAAGAAGATAAAATCAATCAGTCGTGGGAAAGTCAGTAATATATTTACTATTCTGAAATATCTTACTTTCAAGGAACACCCTAAAACAAGTAAACACAGACTATCCAATTTCTACGGTAAAGACTATTCAGGAACTTCCTATCTTCTATACCCAGAAAAATTGCTAGAGTATTCTCATTGCTACACACTGAGAGAAATAGCTGAGTATGTGGCTCTAGCGAGTTACAGAAACTATTCAGAGTACCTAATGTCGGGTGATTGTACTTTGAAATTAACGCACAGTCCCGTCTCACAACTTAACAATAGACTACTACGAATAGAAGATGGTAGAATACATTTCCTATTTGAAGAAGTTATGGAGAAAAAATAATGGCTATTAAATTCGCAGATGCAAAAGGTTCGGCTGGTAAGGGTAAGATTGATTCCTACGTTTACAAGGACGGAGACAACAAGGTACGTCTAGTAGGTGATATCCTCGCTAGATACGTATACTGGGTAAAAGGTGAAAACAACAAGGACATTCCATTCGAATGTTTAGCATTTGATCGTGGTCTAGAGAAGTTTACCAACTCTGAGACCGACTGGGTTAAGAAGTATTACCCAGACCTGAAGTGCTCTTGGGCTTACTCAATGCAATGTATTGATGAAGGTAAGGTAAAGATCATCAACCTCAAGAAGAAGCTTCTTGAGCAGATCATGATCGCAGCAGAGGATCTAGGAGATCCTACTGATCCAGACACTGGTTGGGACGTTATGTTCCGTAAGCAGAAGACTGGTCCTCTGCCTATCAATGTAGAGTACACACTACAAAGTCTAAAGTGTAAGACTCGTGAACTGTCTGATGAAGATAAGGCACTAGTTGCTGAGTTGAGGTCAATGGACGATATCGTTCCTCGCCCAACTCCAGAAGCTCAAAAGGAACTTCTAGACAAGATCAAGTCAGGTAATACTGGCGGAGAATCTATCGACGAAGAAATCGCCGATGAGTTTACAGTAAGCTAATAAAGTTACGGGGGCCCAGTGCCCCCGTAATACTTTGAAAGGAGTATATGACTAAGATTCTATTTATAGCAGACATACACATTAAGCTTAATCAGAAGAATGTTCCTGTTCCGTGGGCTAGAAACAGATATTATCAGTTTATAGATCAAATGAAAGAGGTAGCCAAAGGCCGGGACTATATAATTCTAGGTGGTGATATCTTTGACCGAGTTCCTACTCTAGAAGAATTGGCTATATACTTCGATTTAATTCAGGCTTGTGAGATACCTACATTTATATATGATGGAAACCACGAAGCCTCTAAGAAGGGTAAGACTTTCTTTTCTCATCTGATATCACACACCAACAAATTAAATCCACTAGTAACTATTATTGATCATTGTTACGTAGTGGACGAGTTCTCTATTCTGCCTTACTGTGAACTACACAAACATAAGACGTTTGACTTCCCTACTGATAGGCCCCTGTTCACTCACGTTAGGGGTGAGATACCTCCACATGTTAAGCCAGAAGTAGACTTATCTCTGTTTGATAAATTTCCTGTAGTGTTCGCTGGTGATCTTCACTCCCATTCCAACACCCAAAGAAATATAGTATACCCAGGAAGTCCGATGACTACATCCTTCCACAGAAACGAAGTTTCTACGGGGTATCTTCTTATTGATGGGCTTGATTGGACTTGGCACGCTTTTGATCTTCCACAGCTTATTCGTAAGACAGTTAACGATCCATCAGAGATGGTCCCAACTGATTATCACCATACAATCTATGAACTAGAGGGAGATGCAGTATCCTTATCTAAGGTTCGCAATACTGATCTGCTAGACAAGAAGCTAGTAAAGAAGGCATCGGAAGCTACACTAGTATTAGACCCAAAAATGTCTATGGTTGAAGAGTTAGTCGAGTATCTAAGATTCGTTCTAGAACTCCCAGATTCAACGGTTGACGAAATTATAAAGGTATACAATGATCACCCTTAAAGAAATAAGATGGGACGATTGCTTCAGCTATGGTAAAGGTAACTTTGTCCGTTTGGATGAACACGCTATTACTCAAATTGTGGGGCTTAATGGTTCTGGTAAGTCGTCTATACCACTAATTATTGAAGAGGTTCTTTTCAATAAAAACTCCAAAGGAATTAAGAAGTCTGATATTCCTAATCGCAGGACTACCAAAGACAGTTATAATATAGAACTAGACTTCGCTGTGGATGAAAAAGAGTATACTCTTTCCGTTAATCGTAAATCAACCATTAAGGTTAAACTTATGGAAGATGGGGCTGATATTTCTAGTCACACTTCTACCAATACATTCAAGACAGTACTTGATCTATTTGGTATGGACTTTAAAACTACATCACAGCTGTTCTACCAAAGTACAAATACTAGCTTACAATTTCTTACAGCCACAGATACAAATCGTAAGAAGTTTCTCATCGACCTTCTCCACCTAGAAGAATATGTGGAGAAGTTTGAGACATTCAAGAACGCTGTAAAAGACCGTTCTCAATCTGTGGCCGTGAATGATAGTAGGGTATCTACCCTTGAAAAATGGTTGTCTGAAAATAAATTAGAGGCTACCGATATAGCGGAGCTTCTAGAAATAGATATTTCTACGGAAGAAGACGAGACCCGATTGGCTCACCTTACGTCAGAAATTAAAAATATCAATGAAAAAAATAAAATCATCCTGATAAATAATGATAAGAAGGATAGACTTAATTCTATTGATATAAGCGCAACTAATAGTATAGAAGCTAAAGAGCTCATTTCCTATGATGACGAACAGTCTGCATTGGGGGCTAAGAAAAACGAGCTCAAATCTCTTGAGAAGAGCAAGTCTAAGTTAGAGGCCCTAGAAAATGTCTGCCCTACTTGTGAACAAGAGATAGACTCTACATTTAAGGGCGATCTACTTCAGAAAGATAGCGACGCAATAGACTCTTTGCTGCTTGAGATTAGAGAACTAGAGGAACGTATCTCTAGTATTCAGCTCAACAATAAGCAATACACTAAGAAAGTACAAGCTCAAAAAGAGTGGGAAGAATCCTTCCGATCTATTGATAAAAATCTACCCAGCTCTACCCTAGATAAGAATGCTTTAGAGGCAGAATTAAAGGAGCTATCTAGTAACATATCCTCACTAAAGGCTCGTATACAAGAACTTACGAAAGAAAATCTAAGGCGTGCCCAACATAACGCACGTGTAGAGGTTATAGAAGAACAAACTGGTAAGTTCCAAGCCCAGCTAGATGAGGCTAAGTTACATCTTAGCAGAGATGAGCATATGCTAGCCAATCTTGAGATACTTAAGAAATCCTTTAGTACTAACGGCCTTATAGCCTACAAGATAGAGAACATGGTGAAGACATTAGAGGAAGAAGCTAATGACTATTTAGCTGAACTTTCCGACGGTAGATTTACTATTGAATTTGTTGTTACAAACGACAAACTAAACGTAGAACTCACAGATTTCGGCCTTCCAGTTGACATCATGTCGCTATCTACTGGGGAGCTAGGTAGAGTTAATACAGCTACATTACTAGCAATTCGCAAACTCATGAGCAAGATGAGTAAGAATAATTTAAACGTATTATTCTTAGACGAAGTTGTTAGTGTCCTTGACGATCAAGGTAAAGAAAGACTAGTAGAAGTTCTACTAAGGGAAAATTTGAACACATTCATTGTTTCACACAACTGGAGTCACCCATTGCTAGAAAAGCTAGAGGTCACTAAGAACAATGACGGTGTGAGTTCTATCGAAAGGTAATATGGTTGATTCCAGAGCTAAAGGAGCCCGTGGCGAATACACGGTAAGAGATATACTAAGAGCAGCTACAGGGCTGCAATTTGAAAGGGTGCCACTTTCTGGCGCGTTAGAATACTTGAAGGGTGACCTATATGTTCCCAATAGGAACAACAGATTCTGTATAGAAGTTAAAAACTATGCAGATAGCCCTCTTCATGATAAGATATTTACACAAGAAAAAACAAACAATCTTGTTAAGTGGTGGTTGAAAATTAAAAATCAAGCACATAATGCTAAGCAAGAACCTCTTTTATTCTTCAAATACGATAGGTCCAAAGTTTTTGTTTGTTCTGCACTAAAACCAGAGAAGTTAAAAAAATACCTTTACATTTCCTGGTTAGACTGCTATACTATGTTAGCTGAGGATTGGTTGAGGGAAGAAGATGTGGAGTTTATTTTATGAATTTTGAAAAAGTTGAGAGGGACCCATCAAAGGTTCTTATTGTAGACAGTCTTAATCTAGGCTTCAGATACAAGCACTCAGGGGCACTTAACTTCCGTGATGACTATCTAAGAACTGTTCAAAGTCTGGCTAAGTCATATTCCGCTGGCAGGGTTATCATTACAGCTGATTGGGGTAATAGCACTTTCCGCAGAGAGATTCTACCTGATTATAAGGCCAATCGTAAAGAAAAATACGAAGTTCAGACAGCTGCCGAGAAAGAAGCTTTCGAAGCTTTCTTTGAGGAGTATGAAGAGACACTTAATCTCCTAGGCACTATGTACGAAGTATACAGATATAAGGGTGTTGAGGCTGATGATATTGCAGCTTACATTGTAAGAAATATGAAGCGCCTAGAGCTTTCTGATATTTGGCTTATAAGTTCTGACCGAGATTGGGATCTTCTTATTTCTGAGAATGTTCATAGATTCTCATATGTAACTAGAAAAGAAGTCACGCTAGAGACTTGGCCATACGATGTGCCACCTAACAAGTACATTTCTTATAAGTGTCTAGTTGGAGATACTGGTGATAACATCCCTGGTATTGCTGGCATAGGCCCTAAGAAAGCTACTGCACTTATTGAGCAATACGGCGACGCTTTTGATATTTATGAGGCCTGTCCTATTGACAGCAAGTACAAATATATACAAACACTAAACGAGAATAAAGAAACCATCATCCGTAATTATGAACTTATGGATCTTATTACATATTGTACCGAGGCAATTGGTGAGGCCAATGTCCGAGACCTAGAGTGGAGATTAAATGAGCAACGTAGCGTCTCAAATCCTGTCTGATATTACTGTTTTCAATAAATATGCCAAGTACATTCCTGCGTTATCACGTAGGGAGACCTGGGAAGAAATCTGCGATCGTAATATGCAAATGCATATTAAAAAGTACCCAGAATTGGTACTAGAGATAGTTGATATCTACGAGCGCTTTGTAAAGCCTAAGAAGGCTCTACCTTCTATGAGATCATTACAGTTTGGAGGTCCACCAATTGAACTTGCTAATAATCGTATTTTTAACTGCGCTTATATGTCTGCCCGTGATCCTGCTTGTTTTAGTGAAGCAATGTTCTTACTCTTGGGTGGCACCGGCCTGGGTTATAGCGTCCAACGACACCACGTATCACAATTACCGGAAGTCCAGGGGGTAAAGACACGTACTCGTCGTTTTTTGGTGGGGGACAGTATCGAGGGTTGGGCTGACGCTGTTAAAGTTCTATTTAAAGCATATTTCCAAAATAAGAGTGATCCTATCTTTGACTATAGCGATATTCGTAAGAAGGGCGCACGATTAATTACTAGCGGTGGTAAGGCTCCAGGTCCTGAACCTCTAAGACTTTGTATTGAACATATTCGTAGCGTGCTTAACGGGGCTATTGGTCGTAAGCTAACTCCTATTGAAGTTCATGATATTATGTGCTACATCGCCGACGCTGTGCTAAGCGGTGGCATTAGACGTGCTGCACTTATCAGCCTGTTTGACTTCGATGACATGGACATGCTGTCTGCTAAGAGTGGTGAATGGTATATTCTAAATCCACAAAGAGGTCGTGCTAATAACTCAGTAGTCCTTCTACGAGATACAACTACAATTGACCAGTTCCTAGCAGTATGGAAAAAGATTCAGTTAAGCGGTGCTGGTGAACCAGGTATCTTCTGGACTAACGATCGTGACATGGGTACCAACCCTTGCGCTGAGATCAGCCTACACGACATGCAGATGTGTAATCTTTCAGAGATTAACGTTGACGATGTAGAGACGCAGGAAGACCTAAATGCTCGTGCCCGCGCCGTAGCGTTCCTAGGAACTATACAAGCTGGTTATACAGATTTCCACTACTTGCGTTCTGGCTGGAAAGATATTACAGAGGCAGAGGCGCTAATTGGTACTGGTCAGACTGGTATCGGCAGTGGTGCAATCCTAAAGCTTGACCTAGAGGAAGCTGCTAATGAAGTTATCAAAGAGAACGCTCGCGTAGCTGCTCTAATTGGTATCAACCCAGCAGCTCGTGCTACTACAGTTAAGCCTAGTGGAACTAGTTCACTAGTGGTGGGCTCTGCCAGTGGTGTTCATGCTTGGCACGCTGAGTTCTATATCAGACGTATGCGTGTTGGTAAGAATGAGGCCATGTATGAGTATATGATTACTAACTTCCCTGAGTTAGTAGAGGATTGTATGTTTAAGCCTCACCTAGAGGCTGTGATGAGTTTCCCTCAGAGGGCTCCTATCGGTGCTATTATGAGGGATGAAAGTCCACTTGATACTCTTGAGCGTGTCTCTAAGTTTAACCTAGAATGGGTTCGTCCTGGCCACCGTAGCGGTAAAAACTACCACAACGTTAGTTGCACTATCTCTGTTAAGGATGATGAGTGGGTAAGCGTTGGGGAGTGGATGTGGCGTAATAGGGATATTTACACAGGCATCTCGGTTCTTCCCTACGATGGCGGAACTTACGTACAAGCTCCATTTGAGGATTGTACTGAAGAAGAGTTCAACCGTCTAAGCAAGTATCTGCATAAGATTGACCTTTCTAAGATTGTTGAAGTAGAAGACTACACTAATCTGACTGATCAGGTAGCATGCGGGGCAGATGGTTGTGCAATATGAAATCTACGGACGTGACGGTTGCGAGTTTTGTGATAAAGCTCGCTTACTGTTAGAAGATTATGCTAGACCATACAAGTATATCAAAATTGGTAGAGATATAACTAAAGCTCAGTTTCTATCCCTATTCCCAGAAGCCACTACTGTTCCTCAAATAACCCTTGATGGACTTTATATTGGTGGATATACTGATTTAGAGAAGCATTGTTTGGAGACATGGTAAAAGAAAAAGGCCCGCAGAGCAATCTGCGGGCCTTAGTTTTACCAAAATTTCCAGAAAGGTTTTTCTGGTACAAGTTTCTTAATTATACCTTCATTTCTAGTGTCGCAAGAATCAACTAAAGCAACTAAGTCTCCAGTTCTTCCGTTAGCTCTATCCAGGTTATTAGTTTGAGTATCTAGTTTGACACCCAAGTCCCCAACAGTAGATCCTTTAGCTAAAGGTGCTACTCCCTGTACCGGCTCTCTGTAGGTTTGTGGTATATAAGTGCCACACTTAACTGCCGCTAGGACAAGGGGTTGATTCGTAGTTGCACAGCCCTGCGTTAATAGAAGCGATGTAATCATCAGTAAGGGGAGTATTCGCCCCTTGTGCTTTTTGTATTTGTTGTGCATTTGTTGTTCCAATTACCGCTAAACGGCCCTCTCTTGTTGCGGCATTTGCCGTAATTTTACTCCAGTCTAGCCCAACACCACTCTGAGCGTCACTAGTAGCGGCATCACCTTTTGCTTTTAATGCGTCAGCTACGGCATTTTCTGTGCGGCGCTCCTGTATACCGAAGGGATCACCTAGAAAACTTACTGCTGTCATAGACCCAACTAATAATAGCAACCCTACGGAGATAATAGCGCCTAGTTTAAGCCATTTCATCTCTCGTTCGTGGAAAGAGCTCCAGACGCCTCCAGGTGATAGGGTTTAGCAGTAGCTGGTCTATTATTATACACTGGACTACGAACTGCAATACAGCGATTCTTTGCAATACGTGTAAAGCATACCTTGTCGCTTTGGTTTCCGCCAAGTACATGATAAGCTGTTGCATCCTCAGCAATATAGAAGCCTACATGACCTCCCCCATCACGAACGAATACCAGGATATCGCCTAGTGAAGGTGTGCTTGAGGCCACACCCCAGTTGGCCCAATTTCGTGCCCACAGTGGGTCTTTAATTGGCTCTCGTCCAGACTTTTTAACTACATAAGCCATATATAGTCCACACCAAGGAATAGAATCCTCAGAGTAGACATTGTCTAACCCAAGGTAATCTGCCCACCCTAATATTTTTGCGTTATTCGCTTTTCCCGGTACTTCCGTCGTCCCGAACAGGGATAGCCCCATCTCCACCATTTTTGGTAATGGATGTACGTTCTGTAACCATTGATATTGTGTCATTTACTTGATTTCCTTTCCAAGCCCCAGCTAGTTTAGCATACTCAATAATAGATGCTCCAGCCATATATAGCCCGTCTTTTACAGCTCCCCAACCTATTAGTGCTAATGCAATCCATTTAAGTGGATCAGGGGTAGCTATGCTTAGTATTATAATTAATAGTAGTATATAGATAATGGCAGCTCCGGTAAAGGAGTACCACCTTCTATATAACCAACCTGTTTCTGCTGGTGTATCGTCGTTCATATTTTTCCTAAGCCGAATACAGGAAGAAGAATCCTGTCGCCGGGAGAATCCATCCCAAGTTATTACCACTATCTATAGAATTACTGCCAGCATCCCATGTAGCGACAGTAGCATTAGAATCCCTGATATTTAGATAATCTACAGAAACCGTACCGGAAGCCTTAGTTATAGTAGCCCGCGTACCTGGTGACGTTGCAGTCAACGACACAAGGTTTCCAGCGGTTCCTGACATAGTCCAATCAAGGAATGTAGTAGTCGTGCCGGAGGTAAATATAAATGACGTAGCCAAAGTTGCGGCGATGTTGTTAAATGTGTTTCCACCGTCTATTGTCAAGGCACCCATACCGGAGTTCTCAATAGTAGGGTATGTTTTACCCCCACCGACAAAAGATTTCGCCGTTGCCGCACTCATACTAATTTTGCCAGTGTTAGGTGTAGCAGTGAAATTAGTAGGTGACGTAACATTCCATGCAGTCGCAGTTGCGTTAGTTATGGTCCAAGTACTAGAACCAAATATAATTCCACGAACGCCCGAACCAGTGCTGACCAACGTCGGAACGGTAACTGCGTAATCGTTGCTATCAAACGTACCCGTCGTTACCGTAAGCGCTCTGGCCGTCGCCAGTGTCAAGTTGCTGAGTAATCGATAAGTGCCACTGCCTGTGAATGCCAAGTTGCGATCAACAGTGCTACTACCGAAATCGAGGAGCTGAGTACCTACACCGTTGAAAGTGGTGGTGTTGGCACCTGAAGACCAGGTTGCGGAGCCAATGGTTAAATTACCAGAAATTACAAAAGAATTACTGACTATAGAACCTGTTGCTCCGGTAAAATCAACATTCCTGAAAACACTGCTGCTTGCAAGGTTCAGTGAGCCAGTGCCTGCAGTGACCTGTAAATCAATAGGTAGAGAGGTCCCTGGCTGAAATGACCTACTCGTAGCGGACGAACTGGTAGCAATGACCGTTGGTGTAGTTGTGTATGTTAAGTTCGTTGAGGTGCTTGCGTTATAAACAGTGCCTGTGCCGGTGATATAGACCAGCCCAGTACCTACCGTTAGTGTACGCACGTTACTGTTTGAAGTTGAGAAGATAGAGCAGGTCAGGTTATTATTATTAAGATTCAACGTACCATTTGTAAGTGTTACTGTCCAGGAACAAGTAAGAGCATCTACAAGTTGGAAAGTTCCACCTACTCCATCAAAGGTCCATGTACTATCTAGCAATAAACCATTAGATGTAATTGTCTTGGTACCAGAAGTCGCAGCCATAGTACGTGTACCGGAACCTCTAGTCCAAGTAGCAGTAGAGGCTATATTAACATTACCATAAAAAGTAGTAACGGCATTCGACATACTTCTAGTAGAACCAGACGTAATTGTGAAATCTCGAATAGAGCCAGTAGCAATAATGTTACCAGAGCCAGAAATAAAAGAAAAGCTAATAGAATTAGCTTCGGACATAGCTGTAGCATTGATAGTAGCGTTACCTGCACCCCACGAAATTTCAATTAGTGGAGTACCTGTAACAGTAGCTGCTGTACTTCCAGTAAAAACAGTAGCTGTACTAGTGCCGCTAAGGCTGATCTTGTTTGTGCCGAAAGCTAGTGTAAATCCTGCGGCGGCATTTGTTAAATCGAGGGTTCCGCAAATAGCACCCGTGCCTATTGTGATGGTGCCAGTGCTAGACGCGGCCAAAGTTATAGTGTCTCCTGCAACGGGAACTTGAGCAGGTGACCAGTTAGCTGTATTAGAGTTATCCCATGTGCCCGTACCACTCCATACTAATGCTGCCATTACTCTTCTACCTCGCTAGCACTATTTATAGCGCTTAGCCATGAATTATAACGCTCTAATATTTTAGCGTCTATGTCGGACTCTAACATAAATTCTAGCTCTTCTATAGTTAATACCAAATGGGATTTAAATACTAAAGGTTCTGTGCCTAATTCTATTTGAATACATATCATGCTTGTGTACCTGATGCCATAACATCCCAGCGTGAATCAGCTGCGTTATATTTTAATCCTATATACGTAACTTTACTAGCGGTAGTAGCTGCAGGCACTGTAGCCATCATATTTTGAAATGCACCGGAAGACCCAGTAGTAAAGGTTAATGTTCTGGTAGTGCCGTTATCCTTAAACCTAAATATAGCCAGCTGTCCATCCGAAGGCGATCCGCTGTCCGCAGAAATAGTTAGCGCATTTGAAAGACCTGTTATATTAAATTGGTCATAATTACTGCTGTTCCAGGCTAATGGACTGCTTGGGGCTGAGCTAGTGGATACTCTTGGTATAGGGCTTCCTGCAGGACCTGTTGGACCTGTTGATCCTGCTGGTCCTGTTGGCCCAGTAGGACCTGTAGGACCTGTAGGCCCAGGAACAGTAGAGTCAGCTCCGGCAGGGCCAGCAGGCCCTGTAGGTCCAGCAGGTCCAGTAGGCCCGGGAACAGTAGAGTCAGCTCCGGCAGGGCCCGCAGGCCCTGTAGCGCCAGTGGGCCCTGTAGGCCCAGGAACAGTAGAGTCAGCTCCGGCAGGGCCAGCAGGCCCTGTAGGTCCAGCAGGTCCAGTAGCGCCAGTGGGCCCTGTAGGCCCGGGAACAGTAGAGTCAGC